GGCTCCTGCCCCGGTACCATATACACACTCGTGTATCCATGATCCGGACCACGGTGATCGAACTAACCACGTGTTGCACCAAATGGGGGAATCTTGTACAAACCACAAGCTTAAAGTTTCCCAATTCCAGTGTATTATGAAGGGTTCCCGCCCCTTAAGCAACTTTTCTGGGAATGGACGGCTGTACTCCCGCGTCCTTCCATTCCTTAAAGTGCTCCACGACCCAGCTTGAACTGGCACCTTGCCTAGTGCCTCCAGCCATGAAGGATCGCTCTTCCCAGAGTTTTGGATCAGCTGCGCCATGCAGCCTGAGGAACTTCTTCCAGAAATTCGGGTAAACCTGTGATAACCATTTAAGTACCTCTCGAATACGTGGGTAGCGCGGCCCAATTGTCGAAATAACGTCGATTGATCTGTGTAGATCCGCAACCCAGTTCGCCATAATCTTCTTGTCGGTGCCGTGGACAGTTTTGCTCAGTGAAGGAGCAAACTGATTCAGCATGGTCAGCCTAGTGGCGTCGCTGCTGTCACGTTCACGTTCAAACAAGCTGTAAATACGGCGAGGAACGTTACCGAATGTGTTTTGAGGGTCACGCTGCGGATAGAACTGCAAGAACGGTCCCATGTCGTGTATCACAATGTCTATATCATTGTGCATCTATCTCTCAATAATGAGATCAACGACATAAGATTTAACACCAGCTGGTGAAAGTTCGTGCCCTAGTGCCTCAGCCAGTGGCCGAGCATAAGTATCCATCATACGAGCTGACTCTTCAGCACCTGTTTCCAAGACGGCAATACCGTCGTCACTCAAAACACGGGCATCAATGATGCCGAAGCCGAAGTTGTCCTCAAGACACTTGTAGAAAGCATCGTGGAAGACACAACCCCAGAACTGAGTGACAGGTGTACCGCTGAACAGACTCGAACGCATCTTCATGGCGTGAGTAGGCGAAATTTGAAGAAGAGTTTCATCCTCGTCTATCAAACGCAAACAGAACCATTCAAATGCATTACGAAGTTCAGAGTTCTCCTTAAAGAGACTGCTGTCCTGGAACGCACGGTAGATGAGCTTGTTAAGTTGCAAGCCAAAGTGGTTGTCATATGCATCGAAGTCATCGTGCATGGTGGACTCAGCCGCACCCATCGCTTCGCTGAGAGCAACCCACATGTCTTCGAGGTTCTCCCAAGCAATACGAGTACCGTAAGCCAAACCACCAACTAGGTGGTAGTTCAGGAACGCACCGATGAGCTTATCGAATATGCCCGCTCCGTGAATTGGACGGTTCGGACTTCTGTGAAAGCCAGCATACACGTTGTCAGTATACGGAGGAAGGCGTGCAGACATGTTACCGTTCTTGACAATATCAAGGATGGTATCACGTAATACAGGCCAATACTCATTAAGAGCTTGCTCCTTACTAACAGGCGTGTAATCAGGGTTACCTGAGTTACGGTTTGGATTCAATTGAGTAATCCATTTGTCAACCTCTTCAATACGAACAGCACGGTTAGAACGCATCACATCACCGTAGTGATTGAACGTCTCAACTAGTGCATTGTACATCATCTGTGCCGCTTGTGCGTCCACATCGATTTTCACGTTAGTACCATATCGTGCAACTTTCTCAGTGAAACCGTCAACATCTAGGATACCTCTAGGGTTGTCCATCTTGTCGTAGGCTCCCTGCATATGTTGCGACATGCTAGGGGGTGCGCGATCAACTGCTTTTCGAGCCAACGCCTTACCAGCACGCCACGCATCTTTATTCTTCACTCGCGATTTGCCGAGATCAGTCAAAATCTGTGCGTTGCTGCCAAGTACGTGGTCCTTCGTAGCGTTCCAGTAAGCTTGATGCCTGTGAGCGATAACTCTGGGAGTTACCTCAACACCCGCTGCGCGAAGTCCTTGAACTAGAGGGCTGTTATCTGTAGTCCTAGCCACAGACTTGATAAAGCCTTCACGTTGTCGTTCTCTCGATTCTTGTTCCGTAGGCAAATTTGATCACCCCGTAGAAACAAGAAGTTACTTATCCTTCTGTTTCTTTTCCTCGACTTCCTCATCCTCAGATGGTTGGTCGGGTTCCACAGGATCCGATTCTGTATGGTCCTCTTGGTGGTTGAGGGGCTCATCAGGAGCTTCGTCACCCTCTTCCTCACCCTTCGGAGTATCGGATTCTAGAATATCTGCCAGTTCTTCGTCGCTCATTGGGGACTCAGAGTCGCCGCTGACGTCTGAAACGCCTTCCAATGCACCGAGCTCAGCAGGCTGGTCCTCTGCTGGCTCAGGAGCGTCTACTGGACTGCCAATTTGTGTATCCTGAATAGCGTTAAGCGGATTTGCGTCGTTGCTAGCCTCCTCTGCCTCACTACCGTTATTAAGACTCTCTTCTGGGACATCTTCAACATCGGATGCGTCCGTTAACTCAAGCGTCTCGCCATCCCACAATAGCGTGTTCAACACACGCCCCTTGGGACCGATCAGACGGAAAGCCGTGTCCTTACCGTCCTTAATATGCAACTTAATGGGTCTTTCTCTAGCCATCGTAATCACATCTATTGTGAAACCCACGCTGATCCATCGTACCTTAATACGATGAACATGGCCTGGGAAAACTAACATACA